ATATTGAATTTTAGCACCATCAGCCCATGCGTGAATAAAATCTGAGTGTTTATGTTTCATCGTTTTTATACACATAAAAATGAAGTTCTTTTAATGCTTTCTTTTTTCCTGACCATTCTAAAAATTGCAGAATACACTCAATGGTCATATTATTAACAGGGGCATACCATTCGTCTTTTTCTTCCGAGAGAGCATCGTAAAACTTCTTTAAATCTTCAACATCAATAGTGACTTTCATAATTTATCCATATTTCAAATGAAACTTTATTTTACTACAATTTTGATCCTAAGTCAAGTCTTTTCTCTCTTTAATTCTGTAACTATAATCATAATCAAATTGCATATCGTAATCCCTGTAGTAATTCCTGCGTCGTTCTATGGTATGTAGCCAAACTATGTAGTCTTCATCAATCCCAACAGGATACCAAGCATACCAGTCAAGCCATTTGTCTTCGTATTTCTTTCTTTCTTCAATTTTCTTTAAATATGAAGATTTCAAATTTATAATCATAATTTAATATCCCAATGGTGTCCATCATTAGTTGGTAGTGGTTGAGAATTATAATCTTTAATAATCAACTCAGCAAACTTTTCAGCACAGTCCCAACTATCTGCTTCTATACTTTCACCTAAGTCCTGACCATCAATATCGTGTATATCATAAAAATAAAATCCGGCCTGTTCTGCAAGTTCTTTAATTCGTTCGTTCATCATCACTATCAATCCCACGAAGGAAACCAATTACTGTTGAGCCAAGTAAGTTTTTTAGGTTTTTCTTTCTCTACGGGTTCCGGGTCTTGTTGCACTACACTGTTCCAATATACATAAAGTCGTGCTTCTTCCAAATATGCCCGATAACCATTCTCTACCAGATGGAAAATAAGTTGTTGCATTTGTACGGGAGATAACTCTGAAATAACAGGGTCAGGAGTGATTCCACAATAAAACTCAATCCATAAAGAAAAACCAAAATTTCCCCTTTCTGATGTTTCTCTGATCTTTTTATCAAGATATTTGATATACTTTTCCATACCAATAATTTTAAAATTAGTGATACTATCTTCTCGCAATTGTCTTGCTTGTTCAGGAGTAATAAGTTTAGTTTTCATCTTTTCTCCTAATCTTAATGATTATATCAGACCAACATCCACAACCACCTAACTGATTAATATCAAGTCCGATTACTTCATATGATGAATCATCAGAATCGTCTTCAACACAAATACCACCAACAATTTTATGAGATGCTATATATCCATCTGGATTACCCATACAACCAATCTCATTAACATAGTTATTAAATTTCTCTGTAAATTCTTTTAGGTTGAGCGAATTCATTCTTTAATCCTTAGATTCATACTTACTCTCCAATTCCTTAATTCTTTCTTTCAGTCTCTTATTTTCTCTCTTTAAATTACTAATCGCATATTGTTTCCAACCCAATTCTTCATACTTATCTTGAAGCGTCTTAATTTCATCACGATCAATCTCTCTCAATCTTTCTTCAGTATTAAGAAAGATTCTACCTGCATCCCAATCAAACCCAGTAGTAACTGATTTAACATTAACATAAGAAGTACCACCAACACTACCAACACGATATACAGGAATAACTACCTGCAAATCATCAGCATATTGTAATTTTAAAATAAGTTCATTGGTATTCATTATATTCTCTCCATTTTTGCGCTATACCAGACCATCTTTCACTTCTTACTACATCAGCAACAAAATTATCCATAGTTGAATACTTTACTTTCTTTTCAATCCATTCTTTATATACTTCCATAGATTTAGAGTAATCAACACTCCAAGTATCACCATTATCAATATATGCTGAATTTGGTGATGTTTTAATAAAGTTCAATATGGTATAAACATCATCTTTAATATCAACAATTACAAAATAAGGAACAAACATTTCATGCCAATAATCACCAATATGTGGGTCCATTAAAGCATCTCTGTTCAGAAATTGCATCTGTTCAAAATTCATTATTCACCTTTTAGTTCAACTACAAATCCATATTTTTCAAAATCAGGATGCTTACAAATAGCATACTTACCTTGGTATTCAGATACAAATAAAGGAACATCATAAGGAAGTTTTCCTTTATGAAAGACAGATGTTAAGTTTTCAATGTTAACCTTTGTATTAAGAGGCGCTCTACGAGTTTGTTCTTCAATCTTATTATAAATCCTCATATAATTAAGATCATCTGAGCGATCATTTCTGTCAGCGACATCTACCCATTTATCCCACTTAGGGAATTGTAATAGTATAGATTCAACAACATCACCAATTTCATCTATTGTATATTTGTATTCTTCAGATGGAATAAACTCTTTATCAATAGAGATATCCAAGCCATTATCTTCTTTTTTAATAGATTTGATAAAAAATGTGAAATGACCTTTAAATTCTTCGTTATTTTGTAATGCTGATTCAAACCCAACATACTCTTTCCAATTTTCCATTATTCAACTCCAAAATGTTCTTTTAATCATAACTCCACTCAATAGTAACTTTGAATTCTCCTTTAGGAAATCCCCAATCATCTATTGGAATATGGCACATAATAGGATTAAATTGGTCTGATAATGATTCTACAATATCTCTTTCTAAATCATTCAGAGATTCACCATCGTATACTTTTTCAAAAATTATTTTCATTATTCCTCCCATGTACCATCGTCATAATTCCAATGTCTGTTGTCAGACAACTCAACCCCTGCTGAATAACCCAATAACCCAACGTTGAGAATTATTCCGGCATGACTTTGCCATATTGACCATCTGAAATAGATAGATATTATGGTATTATCTTTACTAAATTCCAATTCTAGTGACTTATACTCCGACACCCGTATTGTTTTAGAGTACGATTTAAATCGATCAGAGAAAGGGTTTGTGAGATTAAAACTTAGATTTATCATTTACCTTTTGCTTCTTTAATTATTAGTTCTAGTATTTGTTTGTCTATTTGTTTTGCTAAATCGTTTACTAATTGATCTAATAATTCTTTTTCTATTTCTTCTGCAGATTTACTATCAGTATGATCTTTACCACAAATACAAAGTTTTTTATCCATTATAGTATCATTTACCCATCGAAAAGAAAAACACTAAACACGCCAGGTAAAAAAATGCCAGGCGTGTAGCGAATAACCTTCCCTTCCAAAATGATGAAAGAGACACAAAAGACACTCCCAACATAAAAGAGAACAAATTAATACTTTCTATAGAGATAGAAAAAAAATTGGTCATATAATGTTTTCATTAAGAAGTGTTGGGTTTGAACCAGCTTCTGCAATAAAATCATCTGCTAGTTCCTCAGCCAAATCAATCATCACATGATGAGTTTTTTTAATAATACGATCATGCATGAAATACTCCACAGTAAACCCACAGATTGGGTCAGAGTATACTTTAGCAATACGATTACCATTTTGGTAAGTAGTTAATAGTTCCATATAAATCTCCTAAGAAATAAGTTTGATAAAACGATTGAGTACAACACGGTTATTAATTTTATTGCCTGCATACTTAGAGAAAGCACTAGCAATACCTCTATTTGTTTTTGAATTACAAACGAATTCGTCCTCTGTAACATCTGCATCTGATTTCATCAGATAGTATTCATCATACCCCTGATTAGTCATAATAACATGTTTATTCTTTCTGAATTCTAATATATCATCATCCGATAACAAATCGTCATTGGAGTAATATTTATTTGGGTCAATTGATTTTTCATTAATAAGTCTTGTTGCTTGTCTGTCTCTAAGATTTTTTATTTCTCTGAGAGAAAGAATATAAAACCCTATGGTATTACAACCAGTTCTGTATTTAAGAAGTTTAGTTAATGATATTGAAATGTCAGTAAAATACCCATTCAGTTTAACTTCATGTCTGGATACAGGGTCAACTAAAATCACATCGTTTTTAATAACCTTGCTTTTATTACTTTTATAAGTGTAAACAAATGGTCTTATCTCTTTAGAACCTACTTTAGTATCTAAGTAATCGATTCTACCTTCACGATTACTTTCACCGTCAGTAAGAAATACACTGTTTACAATTTGTAGTTTGTATTTTTTCTGAAATGCAGGAATGATATCCATTGCAGCAATGATAGTTTCATGAAGTGGAGTTCCACTTAGATCAAATATACCATGATAACAACCAAACTTAGCCATCCAAACTAGTTTAACAGCAGCATTAGTAAATTCAGATGCAGACATTCTACTAGACAATATATTCAATAATTGAAAACGAGTATTTACATGCAACGATTTATCGATGTATTTTTGAATAGGTCTGCTTTCTCCATTATCAGAAAAAGCATACACTTCATATGGTATACTAACTTTCTTACAAAAGAAAACAATACTCAACAATTGTTTGATGGTATTGAACATATGATTTTGCATAGAACCAGACCAATCAATAAAAATAACCAATCCATGAGATTGACCATTAGGAACTATAGTAATTTTCTTAAAAATATCTTCGTTGAATTTATATGAAAATATTTTATCTAGGTTCAAATCACCAGATTTAGACGTAGAAGATTTCTTCATCTGTTCTGCGTTTTTCTTTAGTTCAAATTCTTTTACCAAATAAGATACAGAATTCTTGAGGTTATTACGAATCGCAATATAATCATCTAATGTAGCTTGTCCCGAGCTCCAAACACCATAAGATTCGAATCGTTTGTATAACTCTTTATGGTCAATGATTATTTTATCTATATCCAGTTTAGGGACTTTAACATAGATATTTTCAACATCCCCAATCGAAAACAATTGGCGTTCATTTTCTTTGAAAGCATCATCAGTAAATGAACGGATTTCTTGTTGTTGCTTTTTTCGTTGGATTTTACCTCTTTTACCAGAATCAATTTCTTCTTCTTCGGTTGCAGAATCTTGTTCTTCATCTTCATTCGTTTCACCATCAGAAGGGTTAGATGTATCTTCTGATTCCTGTTCTTCTTCCTGTTCTTCTTCCTGTTCTTCTTCCTGTTCTTCTGTATCTACACCAGTATCATCTTTATCTTCGCCTATTCCATCTTCACCGTCTTCGTTTTCTGGTATTGTATCAGAAAAATCATTAATTGAACTATGATTTTTTTCTTCATCTTCCATTTGTGATTTCATGAAATCAACAATTTTACGTTGCAACTCCACAACTTCCTTATATGTCTGAGTATTTTCTACTTCAGACAAGAGTTTGCGTTCTTCTTCGGTAAAAGAAATGTTAAGACTAACGCCAACTTTGCAATGAAGGTTGATTCTGTCAATAAAATTCAAGTCATCAAGGGTTTCGTCTTCTGTTTTAAAGAAATTACGATTATAAAGACCCTCGTAAGCATGAACAAAAGAGTTTTTTAGACCAGGATACTTGTATTTTATTTTGCGTTCGATCCTAGAATCCTCGATAACATTGATTACGGACATATTTTCACCCTTTTCGAATGCTTCTTGCATTTCATCGAAAGGTGTAAAGAGAGCATGTCCTACTTCATGACCCATAAAAAGGTCATAAGTGTAGGAATCAATGTTATTATCGAGTACAGGAACCGTTAAGATACGGTTTTTAACGTCAAAACATGCAGTAGATACGTTACGTTGTTCAATGTGTAGGTTCTCTGTTGCCATGAGTTTGGCAAGGAGAGATTTAGTTTCGATCAATTGTGACATAATGTAGTTCCTCAAGTGTTTATGTGTCTATTGTATCACACTTCTATGCCATTGTCAACCCTATCACATCGACGAATGACTAAAACGTTGCCGTTTTTACCCATTTTTACAGTAGTAGATAAGATGGTACTCTCATCCCACCCCATTTCTTCTATTAATTCTTCTGGTAATGTAAGAAACCCATCACCAGACCCATCATCTGCTAAATTAAAACAACCATAATATTGTTTTTGTTCATTACATTGCATATTTTTGCTCAGTGAATACAACAAATTTACCCGTTTCTTTAGATTTTTTAAGATGTTGGAAGAATTCTAGTTCTTCCTTGAGTTCTTCGTCAGTATAATCGATGTAAGCCATCTCAAATTCGGCATTTTCATCCAAAAGTACCAGAAAATCTTTATCTAGTTTCATAGAACCTCGTTTTTACGACCAAGTGAAGCAGGATTCATGCATTCAGAGACATAAATGTAGTTACCTTTATGTAAAGGTGCAAGACATTGACCCACTCTTTCAACGATTTTGCGGTCAGACTCAGATAAATTATGATAGTTTCTCATAATTCCTGATTTTGATAGTGCGCCAGTGACACCAGTATCAATAGATTTGTATTCTGGAGAAGTTCGGTCACTAGGAATAGACAAATTATAACCAGTTAGAGGTTTGAATTCTTGTTTGGCTACAACTTTTTTAGGTTGAGAAGAAACTTTGCTCTTCTTTTTGGGTTTTGAACGTGGGACTTTGGCAAAAACCATCATGATGCACCTCACTAACGATAATAAAAACACATTGTACCACGTTCAACCCCTCTTGTCAAGCTTTTGTGTCAATCGTAGTAGAAATCCCCCTCTTTTTCATAACTCTTGTAACTTTTTGCTTTAAACCGTGTGGTTGTTGCGTTTTTGCTACGAGTTACTTCTACACTTTCGTTGGATTTCTTTTTGGTTTTTACAAAACTACCACCAAAACCCTCATATTCTTCGTCCATTAGACGATCCTTATGAAATTTTGCTAGATTTTTCGACACACTACATCTCCTACTTGAATTAATGCCTTTATTTTTCTACCCGGCACGTTAAGGTAACATATCAGGGAAACATCCCTTGACAAATTCGTAAGTAAGACCTTCTACATTTTGATTTTTCTTAAAAATACCAACAATAACCTCAGCTTCTCTTGGTTCTAGAGATTCTAGAATCTGAATAAGAAGTTCGTTTTGTTTTCGTGGTTTTAAACTTTCGGCAGTAGGGTTGCCTCGTCTAAAGAGGTAGAGTCTTCTTATCTCTGTACTTAAATTACAAGGAGAAACACCAGGAAGAGTATCAGGAGTTTTATAATCTTCTGGGAATTCTGAAACCAACCATTGAATATCTGGATGAAAAGTCATCTTCAATACGTTGGTTAGTGTTACTGATAAATTGTTTTGAATAACTAGAATTCGTTCTTGGTCAGTTTGAGCCAATTCAAATTCGTCAAAAACTTCATATATGTTCTTTGCCATTAAAAATCCTCAATCACATCCATTAAGTTCATTAAATTATTTGTAATAAAATAATCTATAAGTTTATTTTTAGGAGATGGTTTACATTCCTCATATGTATTTATTATTTTCTCTTTTATCTCAACTGGAATAAAAGTTAAATCAATCAACATCTGATTTCTGTTGAACCCTGTTTTTGCATAGTCATCCGACCAATTGTTCCAATCCTCATGTAGATATTTAGAAAGAACCTTTTCTGTGATAGGTTTCTGTCTGATAGCATTAACAAAACTATCAGCAGGTGATAAAATGTTAGGAATACCATCACCTATGTCTCCACGAATGATTTTCTCTTTCAAATCAACGTGTGGGTCAGAAGAAGTGATATATTTCTTCTGTGATGGGTTATATTGTTTAATAGAATATTTTCCAGTATTATATTTCTGTAATTGCAAGAAATCACCATCACTAGAAAGAATAAGCACATTTTCATGTGCAACGTGTCTAGGAGCAAGAGTACCGATAACATCATCTGCTTCTGCACCTTCTACATCAATAACCTTGTAAGGAAACGTTTGTTTTAAGTCTTCCTTAAAACGACCAAGAATATCAAAGATAAGATGCCAATCTAAGTCTGACTTTTCGCGTGTTTTCTTTCTACCGGCTTTATAGTATGGGAATATATCCTTTCTCCAATACTTTCTGTTATCACAACACATAATAACTTCACCGTACTCTTTTCTAAAAGTCTTAACATGTGTTCTAATGATGTTGAGGATCATATGTCGAATAAGATGTTCCTCAATATTTTTGTTTTTGCTGGATGTAATCTGTGCCATTAATCCAGAAATAAGTACTTGGTTCAAGTCAATTAAAATCATTATATTAATTCCTGTTTATGCGATTTCTAAACACTCTTTTATTTTTGTGACCATATCATTGTTGAGGTCATGTGATGTGGAAGTTTTCTTTGAGATAAACCCAAAGAATCCAGACGGAATAATGTGTGACATATATTCTAGTGGATCGAGAACTGCTTCGAAATTATCAAAATCAAATGTCTCATCTTTCTTTTCTTTAAAGATGGTAATATGATAGACATTCCCTAATGTACCTATAACTTCTTCACCTTTATCTACATACGTTCCGCCTTCGATAAGTAAATCTCCTTCATCTCCTGGCATAAAACTAAAAAGATCATAATCCATATCCTTCATCTCTTGCAAATAGGGGAGCATCTATATTTTCCTTTGTTATTAATATGAGAACCATATTATACATCACTCTGCGTCATTTGTCAAGGTGTATTTTAGGTGAGACCGTTGAACTCTTACCATAATCCAATGATTGTAATATTCATCTGGTTTTCTTAGAACATCCTTTATGAATTGTTCCCTAGCTTCCATGTAATTACATTCGCCTTTAGAAAGGCACAAATGTATAATCTCGCGTTTGAAAGTTTCTTTGCCTTTTTCAGAAACCTCGTCTTTGAGTATTTGATTGGAACCGTAATATGATTTCCAATCACTAAAGACTTTAGATCGTTTCTTCTTACCCTTAACGGTTTTAGACCGCATGGAGTAGAAAAACTTTTTACCAATGTATTTTTTGTTATTGGAGATGTTGGTGATAAGATAGACGAATCCATAGTTATCACCAATCATTTCTTCTGTAAATACTTCGTTATTATAATACCATTCTAATGTGTCCATTCATCCTCATCCAAATCATCTTCTCCATCTATATAGTCGGAGGATTCTTCGGATAATTCATCAATGGGTTCACCACAGAAAGGGCAATACTCAGGGTATTCCTTAGAGGATAACATTTCGTTGTAGTTCACTAAAAATACTGATTCACAGTTATTGCATTCTCCATTTACTGTTTTGATTATAGACATTAAGTTCCCTTGTTAGTTGGCCCATACATCACCCCAATTTCCAGACAATGCGCCTTTAGCATAATCTGTAGCACGATTTTCAAAGAAATTAGTGTGTGTAGGAGCGTTTATCATTTCCTCTACCCAAGGTAGCGGGTTCCTTTTCACCTTGAAGATACCTTTAAGTCCCATAGAAATCAAACGCCTATCAGCAATGTATCGAATATACTTCTTAACATCTTCTGATGACAAGTCTTCCATTGCACCCGTAGAGAATGCTAAATCAATAAACTTATCTTCAAGTTCTACCATTCTTTCTGCAATCGTGTATATCTTTGACTTTAATTCATCATTCCATATTTCACGATTTTCCTCTATGTAGGTCTTGAATAATTTAATCATAGATTCAGTATGTTGCGTTTCATCAACAATAGACCAAGTTACAATTTGACCCATTCCCTTCATCTTACCATGTCTAGGGAAGTTAAGTAACATAATGAAAGAGGAAAATAACTGCATTCCTTCTGTAAATGCAGAGAAAACAGCAATATGAGTGGCTGTACTAGTTGCATCCCCATTCTTAGAAGAAAGTTCCATAACATAGTCATGTTTCTCTTTCATTTCTGCATATTCCATAAACTCATTGTAAGTAGTCTCTGGAAGTCCAAGAGTTTCAATGAGATGCGAATATGCTGCAACATGGAGTGCTTCTCTAGCAGAAAACCCCAAAAGCATCATACGGATTTCTGGTTGTTTGAAGTATGGTAGGTAATTATTAACATACCCACCAGCAACATCAATATCACCTTGTGTGAAGAACCTAAAGATTTGTGTAAGAAAATGTTTTTCTTGTTTAGTTAATTTCTTTTTCCAGTCTTGAACATCTTCCATCATCGGTACTTCAGTGTGTAACCAATGAGATTGTTCATGTTTCAACCAAGCTTCATATGCCCAAGGGTAATTGAATGGTTTAAAATATGATCTTTCTTCTGACAGGTTAGAATTTTTCTTACTCATTAATCACACCAACTTTGTTTTGTTTTACCGTTATACTCTTTAGCCAATCCTTGTTTTACTAATTCTTGAGATAGTAACACATCATCAATTATTATATCACCAAGAACTCTGCCACCATACTTATCCCAACTCTTTAAATCAACAATAATAGAGTTACCATGTTCTATTGCATGTTTTGTAAATTCTGTTGATTTAAGAGCTAGTTCATTTTCTTTTTCACATTTACCAAGAGGTGATTTCTCTGGTGTATCTATTCCATATAATCTTACTGAAATACTATGTGGTAGTGGTGGTGGAAGAAAACTCACATCAAATTTAACGGTATCCCCATCAATTACATGGTCTACCTTCCAATCGTAGAATTCTGCATTAACAGAAGAACTACACAACAACATTGCCAATATATATTTCATTCTACCCCTCACAAGCAATACAGTCATTACCCTGAGCAATCTGCGACATATCAAGTTCCTTGATGACTTCACGTTCGATTTTCTTGGATACCTTATCTGCTTTACCTATCTTTTCAGAACGACAGTAATACAACGTCTTAACCCCCTTCTTCCATGCAGTAAAGTGAATTGCATGTATATATTTGATGTGTGCATCTGGTCTAAAGAACACATTCAATGATTGTGATTGGTCAATATACTTCTGCCTATCAGCAGCAAGTTCTATTACCCATCTCTGGTCAATTTCCATTGAAGTCTTAAATATATCTTTTTCTAAATCAGTAAGTATCTTTAGATGTTGAACAGAACCGTCGTTAGCAATGATAGAAGACCAAATATCAGGTAGTTCATCTTCTAACAACACTTTTGAACGAAGTAGTTTATCCAAATACTTATTCTTGTTTAATGATGCTCCCGAAAGAGTGTCCTGTCTATAAGCATTGGCACGATATGGTTCAATAGAAGGACTAGTATTACCAACAATAATACTTGAAGATGCGTTAGGGGCAATAGCCATAACATGACTAAACCTGCGACCAGTGCCAACAGTATCGGGTGCTTCCCCACGTTCTTTACCAAGTTCAAGATTTGATTCATCTAATTTCTCTCTAATATGTTTAAATATACGATTATTAGCAACCTTAGCCATTACTCCTTCAAA